TGGAGATTCCATAGAAGAGCATTCAAATTCTGATCAGTGATCTGCAGTAATGCGGCTAATGCAGGTGGAACTTGCGGCGGCTTCGTATAAGCGACCGGCCCTAGCGGTTGCTCCTGACCATTGGCATCCGTTATTGGATTGATCAATAAATAGGGAAAGTTTTTAACATTGTCATCTGTCCACATTGTTTGGTGAGAATGAATCTGCTCTTCGACGAAAATGGGTTTCTCAACCGGTGACAATGCTGATATCTCGCCGAGCTTGCTTAATTGCATATTGGATAAGCGTTGCATGTCCTTAGCAAGGCGGATATGGCCTGATGCGCGTTCAATATTGTCTATATACCAGCGCTTTCCGTAATAAGGGATGATGGGAATACAGTTACCAGCAATGTAGCCTTGATCTTCAAGTATTCGAGAACCACTCATTAAATACTTGTGGACTTTCTTCCGCTTGATGGTCTTGGTTCGTACTTCATGGGATCCTATTGCGGTTAGCATGTCTCCCTTTTCTGCTATTTCGTCTTCAGTGAAGACCTCTTCCGAACCATCGAGATGTTGGTAAATGTGGATTGTTTCTCTCTTTTCCTCGAGTTTGTACAGTTCACATAAATAGACTACGTCAGGAGTAGCCCAATCGAAATTTTGCCATTCGTCCCTGGGCCATGAGGCTGGATCTTCTCCGTATTGTTCTCGGAATGAATCCACCGTCATGCTGTAAATCACATAACAGCTTTTGGCGTCACTCTTATCTTGGCGTTTTGCGTTGAGATCGAAAAAAACCGACAGATCAGCATCAAAAATCGGTTCGATACAGATATGCTGTTTCTCGTCTTGAGGGTCTTCGTCATCTTCATATTCTGCTCTGAGCCTTAGTGCTCCATACCCACCGGTACTACCTTCGTCGAAACAATTGTCGTAGGCTTCCTCAGCGGTTGAGCGATCCTCGCAGGCGCGAAATAGGCTATCGAGCGTATCTGCGAGCTGATCATGATCTGACCCATCGTTTGGAACGAAGTCGACAGTAATGCGGTTGTTTCGGTATTCGCTATAAAGTTTTATTATGCTGAGCTGGCAGCGATTACTTTCAAAGCGGGGCTTGTTCTCGAACTGCTGGCCGAATTGGTCCTCCCATTGAGCGCCAGGGATAGCGCAAAATCTACGGTCCTCAAGGGATTGCTGGCGTTGAGGCCATTCTACTGAATAAATCTGATCAAATTCTTTTATAGCTTGATCGTGTATTTCTGCGAGTCGCTGTTCTTTCGTTTTTGCCATGATGTCATCTCTGCAGCCCTCCTTGGCTAGTTAAGCTAATCGTACAATTCTTGAATTGGCCATCCGTGCGCTAGTCGACTACTGGATCATCCGAACTGACTACTGGCTTCCTCGGCCGCCCGCGCTTTGGCTCCAGCTTCTTAAGTCGTTCCTCTAATTCCGACATCCTAGCTTCCAGGACTCTCTGAAAAGCCTTCAGGTGTGCGATATCGGTATGCATACGCTCTGTAACTCTGTCCATTGTTATCTCTTTGTTTCCGTTGATGTTTTTGGCATGCTGAAATTAAGTAGTGCCAACTTTGGAATTATTGGTTGGGTATCGGCTCAGTGGGCGACTGGCATTTTTTTAAAACTTCTGGCATATATATATATTTCGTCATATTTTAGCCTATTTCCCCAAACATCGCACTATCTAGGGCCTATGTTCGTTTTTTGGTGCCTGTCGCACGTTCTCCTATAGATTCCATCCCCATCTGGCCATCCGCTTGTGGCCTCATCCGTGCACCCGGGCTCATCGCACATTGGCACAAAGTAATTCACGTCCTTGCACCCTGGACACCCATAAATAGTAAGATTGGCATCAAAAGGATTGGGCGCTTCCAGTAGCTCACTATTGATTAAATTGCATGACTGACATTTCCAGCGTAAGGGTCTTTTTTCCATTCCTGCTTCCGGTTGCGATGAAATAAGACTAGACCCTTCGTCTCGAACGTCCATGATTTGCATGGAAACCATACTTTCCCTCAGCCGTTTGTCTCATGTTGTATGTTTCATGCCAATCCGAGGTAGTAATGAGGGTTTTTAATTCTTTATTCACTGTAATGCTCGCAATCCATTTTCTGCTCTTGGTGCACCAATATATTCCAGCTTTATCTTGATAAATCATTCCAGTAGTGTTTTGTAGGTTGTGGGATAAATTTGATTTCCTGCTTGTCTGGTTTGATGGGCCATAGTCTGTCGACCATATACCCGATTGCCGTGGTAACATGCTGATACTCTGAGCGATCATCCTCCAGAAATGTGCTGCCTTCCTTAACCGTTACTGTCGACAGTCCTCGGTTAGAATAGGGTGCTTTCTGCGCATTAACATATAGGCTCACCTCATCCGCTGCGTTTTTGATCTTTGCTCTAACTGCATTCTGACGGTCGCGTATGGCGGGAGCTTTGTCCTTGACCAGTCGCTTAACTGTCCAACCACTTGCTCTAAGTACTTTCTCGATTTCCGTATAATTTGAGGCTTGTCCATGCTTCTCGCCAGCACGGCCAGAAGGATCACCAAACAAACACAGGTTTTTGTTGCCATGATTTTTATACCTATCAACAAACTCCAGTGCCGTTTGCCTTGCTATGGCTGAGGTGAGGATGATCTCGTCTAGGATATAGATCGCTTCCCCCCGCTGCACGCAGATGCAACTGGACATGGGAGTATAGTTAAAATCATGAGCCCAGTAGAGTTGTTCGTGATCCTGGATGGTTTCTGTTGTTAGGTTTTTTTCGGAATAGTCCGCATAAATCTTTCCTGATGTTGTTTCAAAGCTGCCAAGATATTCCTGTCTGTATTGCGTTGCCGACATCCGTTTTTTGGCTGCCTCGATAACATCAGTCGGCAATATCTCCTCACTCGTCCAATGATAGGCCGCCCAGTCGGGGTCATTCGCAGTGCGAGCATATTCATATCTGTCATATAGCAGCTCCATTCCGTCTGGAGTTCCTATCAATATGGCCCAAGGTCTGTAATCAGGATCTTGCGGGTTTACCGTATCAAGCGCTGGAGAGATATTCTCGCCCCAGGCCTGCATGATGTTCTTTACTGAGTCTAATTCGTCGAAAGCCATCCCCGACCACGCTACGCCCTCCATGCGCTCGGGCCGATCAAGGCCGATGAGCTGTATCACTGATCCATTGGGATAAGTTATTGACATATCGGATTCGCGCACGGCACCTGGATCTAGGGCTGGATAATAGCTGAGGAGTTTGAGATCATGCCAAAAAATCTGACGGACTTGCTGAAGTGTTGGTGCGGCTATTCCTAGCTTTTGATTCGGCTTACTGATGGCTTTCTTCACCATCATGCGTTTAGTCTTTTCCGATTTGCCAGATCGTCTCCCACAGACGGCAACCTTAAATCTTACGTCATCCTCTACCAATGCGCGTTGCACCGGATGATCTCTCAGCGGATACCATCGATCATTGCAACGCTGTAGCGCTGGATTCAAGAGGGCTTGCTTTCAATCAGAGCCTTGAGGTCTTCGGCATTACCGGTCACAGCGACTTCTCGCCTATCCTGCCATTTCTCTGGTTTGCGGTTTTTTAGAAAAAAGATCATCGCCGCGGTATCGGGAGGATAATGCCTCCCCTGCTCTTCGTATCCCTTAGCTTTCTTGTGCAGAGCTCTAACTACTTCCATATTAGCTATCTCGCGGCCTTTTTGTAGAGACTCCGCAAAACTAGGATGGTCTTTTATCCATTCGTAGATTGTAGACTCCGCTATCCCAAAGAATTCGGCCAGCTCCACATTGGTGTGTCCAAGCAAACAGAGACCTTCAGCGATCTCATCTAACTCTGTGCAATACTTGGGTGATCCTGGACCATAGGGCATAGCTCATCATACCAAAAAAAGGCCCGCAAAGGGGAGCGAGCCAATAGGGGAGGATCTAATCACGGCTAAATCTTACTTGTTTCCTTCTCAGGCAACAACCTGCGAGTATCTTCGATCAGCATGTAGTTCTCAGCGGTCATTTCCTCGATCTCTCGAATCATCTGGTTCATTTCATCCATCAACTGCTGTCTTGCGTCCATGCCTATCTCCTTGTTTGATGGTTATTATTATATCATTTTCAATGAGTTAGGCAATACCATCTATCTATCGTTCTCTACCTCGCGTCACCTGCATACCCCAGCTCTTTTGCCATAGCCATGAATTCCTCCATCTCGGTCGGCTCATCATAAATTGGATCTAGCCCTAGTTTCTCCATGATCTCTGAGTACTCGCTATCGTCCAACTCGACCACTTCCGGCTCCATCCCAAGCTGGCTCCAAGCTGCCAACCGATGCGACCCACTTAGTGCTACTTCGCCGCAGACTAAGACGGGAGGTAATTGCCCGCCAT